TGCCATACAGGCAAAATATGTATACATTTTTTGTCCTCACTTTCCGGCCCGCTTGACGGGCCCTTATCCATTGCGTTAAAATGAGGATGTCAAAGCGTTTGGATTGTTTTGACATCCTCACAGGGGCGCTCGGATGTTGCAGCATCCGGGCGCTCTTCCTGTTTTGGGGCTTTTTTCGGCTTGGGTTGAACACTCAGCAATTTGAATTCCATGCCGAAAAACTCATCCCTCATGCGCAATACGCGAAATAAACTTTCATATGTGTTCACCACATTCTGGGGCGTCATCATATGGCTCGCCTCGCTTTCTGCCCGCCTGCGCGGGCTTAAATTTTAATTCGCCTTTATTTGATAACCATATCATCTGCTGCGCGCTCAAGGCGGGCGTGCAAAGCGTTGATAATGCAGCGCCCTTCTTCATACGTTACACATTCGCCCTTGAGCTGTTCAAATAGTTTAAGGGCGATTCTCTTAATTTTTTCTGTGTTTCGCTTTTCCATTGCTTTACTCCTTCCCGCCGCCTTCGGGCGGCTTATTTCTTGCCGGTTTGGGCATTCAATGTCTCGGAACAATCGCCTGTATTTAAGGCGAAGAAGGCCCAACGGTGATATGCAGAACCTGATATTCCTCATAGGCTGGAATGCCGGCATCCTGCAGTGCGTGCATCGCTGTGGTTTTCCCTGTCGGCCCTGCCGGGCCATCGATGATTACAATTTTCTTTTCCCCGCTGTTCAGCTGCCGCCGAATGGCGGGGATGCTTTTTTCCAGTTGCCGTAAGGTCATATCTTTTCACCTCGCTTTCTGTCCCTTGCTTGTCTTATTGCCTCGTGATACACTGAACGGGGAAGGGGGTGATAGGATGACGAAGCTGTATAAGCCGGGCGAGGATAATAAGCCTGCCGGTACATATCATGAAGTTGGACCGCGCGGGGGCCAGGTAGACAATCCTCGTATTGTGCATATAGATCCAGGAGATCGGCTGCCACCGACACAGGACAATGGGCACAAATGGAAAAAAGGCTGATGCCAAAGGCTCCCATCCCCATGGGGGCCTTAAATTTTAATCCGCCGCTTCCAGAAACAAAAGCTTCGTCCAAAGAAGTTAATTTGCATCCACGCTTCTGCGTATTTTTGGCCGTTTTCCATGTACTTTGTGATGTAATGGTGCATGGCGCCGCTTTTTACCTCGCTTTCTTTAGAAGTCCAGTTTATAGGACTTTTAACATGCTATCCTTTGCTCACTGGGAAAAGTTTCCGATGGTTACTCTGCTTCGAGCTCGTCCCAAATTGAGACGAGCTCCCACACAACTTAATACTTGTGGCATACAGTCGAATTTCGTATACAAGTATCCTGAAATTCATTTTAACTGGATTTTTCTTTCAAAAAAATTTCGTTGATAGAGACGCCATATATCTCGCACAATTTTTTTAGTAGTGGCGCTTTAGGGGCCGTTTTTCCGTTTTCCCAGCTCACTAAAGTTGATGTATTCACACCAATTTTTTCTGCGGCTTCCCGTTGTAACAGATGAGCATTTACTCTGGCCGCTTTCAAAGAAATCTGCATCACAGCTACGCCTCCTTTCCCTTGGTTTGCTTTTATTTTAATCCAGTTAAAATGGATTGTCAATAATTAAATTGGATTTTTTCAAAAAAATATTGCTTTTTGTCCATTTTTATTGTATTCTTAGGCTAAGGAAAGGATAAGGGTGAATAAAATGTCTGAGGCAGAAAGCAAAAAAATCTTTCAAAAAAAGTTCAACCGTTTATTAGCCGAACAGCATATCACACAGAAGGAAGTTGCGGCAATTTGTGGCGCGTCCACATCCACTGTGTCAACATGGAGCAAAGGCACCAACATGCCTCGCATGGATAAAATAGAACGCTTAGCCAATTATTTTAGTTTGCCTAAATCTTACTTTATTGAAGATGACCATCAACCAAATGAATTTACATCCACTTTGGAAGCCGACCCCTTCGCCAATCAGCTTTTTGCCGCCTACGGCGAGGTAAAAAAAGAGTTCACGCAGGATGACATCGACGATATTAAAATGTTCATGGAAATGGTTGCCGAGCGCAAACGGAAGAAAAAAGAAAAGGAGCAGAGCGAAAAATGAGTGCAGCTGTTGATATCAATGTGCTGTATGAAAATCTGGAGGAAATGGGCGTGGAAGTGTTCGACTGCCCGCTTTCCCAGTTCAGCGCCGTGGCCGAGCCCGCGGGTTATCTGGGCCTGAATCCTTCTCAAATATCCAGTGTGGAGCAGGAACGGGAAATCCTCATCCACGAGGAAGGTCACTTTGCTACCAATACCTTTTATCAGCTGGACAGCCCCTACACCGTGCGCCAGCATCAGGAAAATCTTGCCGCGCGCCATGGCATCAAGAAGTATTTTTCCGTCGAAAAGCTTTTAAGTCTCATGGAGCAGGGCTATACCGAAAGCTGGCAGCTGGCCGAGCAGCTTGGCGTCCGCCCCGCCTATATACAGGAAATGCTGGATTATTACACGCAGGCGCAGGGCGTCAATTTCTCTTGGGAACTGAAGAAGCGCCGTCGCGCGCGGGAAACACAGGAGGCGCTGGAGGCAGACCCGCTTACAGAGGCTACCCGCCTCGAATTGTCGCAGTATATCGACATTGAAAACGACATCACGGAAAGCGCAGCACAGCAGATGCTTAGCATCATAGCAGCCATGAAAGGCAAGCCCAAGGGCGGCCCGCAGTAAGGAGTATTTCTATATGATAACATCTGATATTGTCCGAGCACTAGGGAAAAATTTCCGCTTTGCCACTCGCCTTCTGCATATAGATGAGAGGGGAGAACGCACATATTTTATCCTTGCTTCCGAAAAAAGCCTGATCCGCGTAGATGACGCGGCACAGTGTATCCCCCTTACCTATCTGCCCTCCACACAAATATCCCCGGATGTTCTCGATGCCCTGTCTCAGCAGGGCTTCACCCTCCGCAGCTGCCCAAAGGGGGGCAGCTATTAGAACAGGACAAACCGTTTACAAATCGTTTAAAATGGAGAAAATATCGTTTAAGGACGAGAAAAACGTTGAAAACAGCGTTTAAGGCTCTGAAAATGGCAAAAAATAAATCATACTTCTCATTTTTCCAAAAATTTCACACTTCAAGAAGTTGATTCTTTTACGAGACGGGCATATAATAAGAGTAATGAAACCCGTCGAGCCTCTGGGTGCGTTTGCACTTATGCGTAACATGGCGGGTGTTTTGTTTTTTAGGAGGTCGTCATTGTGCCTACCATAAATGGGGCAAAACCCTTCAAAAGCTATGATGAGCAAATCGCGCTCCTTCGGCAGCGCGGCCTGATTATAGCGAATGAGGACACCGCAAGGGTTATCCTGAAAAGGATGAATTACTACCGCTTAAGTGCATACTCGTTAACTCTTAGGAAAAACGATACATTCTATCCCCATGTGTCTATTGAAGATATTGTAGAGTTATATGATTTTGATGCCGAAGTGCGAAAAATCGTGTTGGAATTCAGTTCTATTGCTGAAACTTCTGCCAGAGCGTATATTTCTTACTATCACGCCAAAGAGTATGGGCCCCTGGGATATCTGAACAATCAACATTTCGAAGATGAACTCCTGCACTCTGCATTTTTAAATGAGTTGTTTTCAGCAATAAAGCGTTCCTCTGATGTCTTTGTGATCCACCACCGGGAACAACGGCAGGGAATATATCCCGTGTGGGTAGTGGTGGAAGAAACAACTTTTGGGGCGTTATCAAAGTTTTATAAAAATATGCTTTCAGTGGATAGAAGGCGGATAGCAAAAGAGTTTTACGGCCTCCCCCGCGAATATGTAGAAAATTTTATGCAATGCGCAAGTGTTGCCCGTAATATTGCCGCTCATGGTGGAAGATTCTATAATCGAATCAAGCTGAAACCAGAGGTCAAGCTGCCGAGGAAACTCCATGGGATAAACGGAAGTCGCCCTGCAGCCTATTTCTTTGCAATTTATGCATTGTTGCCAGACGATAACAAATATCGGATGCTCAAGGCATTTAGGCAAGCACTCAAAGCGCATCCCTTTGCAGATAAAAAATATTTAGGCTTCCCCGATAACTGGGAAGCCACGTTCCAGATGTTTTGAACAGCTCCCGCCTGCTGGAAGCCGCTATCCTGGACGCGGCACAGGTGCGCCGCCCCCGCGCCGGGCATGCTGACTGAAAACTGCGCTTTCCTTTTAATCGCGCCTCTCGCGAGGCATGTGGGTTGAAATTCGAGCCTTGAAAAAATATCGTTCCCTTCATATAATAGGGGTGTAGCAAAAGCTACCAAGTTTTGTACTTGCTGAACAGGCCCCTGGTAGTAGGCCCCCCACGATACGGGGAAGGCTGAATCCTGGGGCCTTATCCATTTCACATGTTGAGCAATTTATAACGAATTTGTTATTGACACATTATAACGAATATGTTATAATATAGACAACGAAAGGAGTTGAGGCCTCATGCCGGTTATTACAAGATTTTACGGAATGGTAATCAAAATGTATTTTCAGCAGGCCGAGCATAATCCGCCGCACTTCCATGTGGTTTATGGGGAATACATGGGTGTTGTCGATATCCAAACGCTGGAAATGCTGGAAGGGGATCTTCCTGCAAAAGCGCTTTCTCTTGTTCGGGAATGGGCGAAAGAGCATCAGAAAGAATTGCTTGAAATATGGGCTACACAGCAATTTAGAAAACTCCCGCCGCTTGAATAAACGGCGGGAGATACAAAAAAGGAGGCGGTTAATATGTTCTACAGAGTAAAAGACGTCCAGCCTTTGTCAAATTACAATCTTGCTGTTCGCTTTGAAAATGGGCGCTGCAAACGTTATGACGTGCGCCCTTTGTTTTCCCGCTGGGAACCATTTCAAGCGCTTGCTTCCGTTCGAGGATTATTTGAACAGGTTCGCGTGGATGAAAGAGGGTACGGAATCAGTTGGAACGATGAAATAGATTTGTCCTGTAATGAATTGTATGAAAATGGCGTGGATGTAAATGGATAAAATCATAGAAGAACTCGTACAGCGCCGCATTGCGGCCGGCTGGTCGCAGGCAGAAATGGCGAAGCGCGCAGGGATGAAACAGCCCGCCATTGCGCGAATAGAACGCGGCGGCGCCTCTCCCAGCCTCGACACATTGCGCCCTATATTGGATGCCTTAGGCTGCGAACTGAAAATTGAAAACAAATAAGCTGCCGCTGCGAAGCTGAAAACTGCGTTTCCCTTATGAGGAACCCCATAACGGCAAAATAAAAGCGCCCCGCGGCGCGGGCCGCAGGGCACTCAGCTGCTATTTTCTTGGGGGGGGAGGGAAAAGCACTCAAATCCCCTTGTACTCTTCCTCAGTGATTTTCCCAAATTCCTTCTCGAAATTTACCACATGCTGCCGCAGTGTCCAAATAATTTCCGCGCTGCGTGTGCGCCCGTAATACTCGGCAATATAGTTCAGCTTGGCCGCCAGCTCAGGGTGCAATTTCAGCGTAAATTTTACCTCGTCGTTCTTTTCGGGCATTTCGGCACCTCCTGCCTATTGCAATTCAGTATACTCCCGTGGTAACATGAAAATGCCGAATAGGTATTCATTAAATACCTGTAGAATATCTAAAATTGGAGGAAAAACCTATGAAATCGAGAATTTTTGCCCTTATGCTCTGTGCAGCGCTTTGCCTGTCCCTTTCGGCCTGCGGCGGGGTCCCGTCACAGGCCGCGCCCGCTTCCGGGGGCAGTGCCGCTGCCGCATCATCGTCGGCCCCTGCCGCGCCGGATTTAACCGGCGACTGGAAGCAGGTCAACGCCGCCTCGGAAGACAGCTATCAGGTAGCCACCATCCAGGGGGATACAATTGAGATTTACTGGGTCACCGAATCTGCCGAAACAAAATCACTGTACTGGGCCGGCACCTTCGTTGCCCCGGAAACCGCAGATGAGCCCTACACCTGGGAATCTGCCAACGACACCGAGAAAACCGGCTCTGCCCTGCTCGCATCCGGTGATGAAACCAAAACTTTTACCTATCAGGATGGGCAGATAAGCTATGACGTGTCTGCCATGGGTATGACGCAGACGGTGCGTCTGGAAAAGCAGTAAGCTTTACATGTCGCCCCCTCACGGGGGCGTGGGTTGAAATACGATAGAGATCACCCGGACGTCCACATCCTGCGTCGCTCCTCTCACGGGGGGCGTGGATAAAAAGAAACCGCCCACGGCGGCAACCGTGGGCGGTCTCAAAATGAATAGCTTACCCGTAGTGGGCAATCCATCCTCGCAAATGGATTATACCACCTTCCGGGCAGGCTTTTCAAGTCATACCCTGGAGGTGTTTTTTATTCCCGCCGAATCACAGCGATCACCCGGATATCCACATCCTCACGCGCCGAAATGATGCGCGCCAACGTCTCATATAAATTTCTTACGGCGGCCTCGTCCATCTGTGCTCACCCCTGCCAGCATATGTGCGGTGCGGCTGCCCCAGAACAGGAGGTGTCACTATGAGCGCTCCCGTTGTCCGTGCCGCAGGGTATATCCGTGTCTCCACAGCCGAGCAGGCGCTGCGCGGCCTCTCGCTGGAGGCGCAGGAGGCCGAGATACGCCGCTGGGCCGCGGAACATCATGTGCGTCTGGAAAATATCTATGTGGATAAGGGCATCACCGCCCGCAAGCAGCTTCACCGCCGCGCCGCCTTCATGCAGATGATGCAGGCCGTGGACGCGGACCAAATCGACCTCATTCTCGTCATGCGGCTGGACCGTTGGTTCCGCAACGTCTACGATTATCATAAAATGATGAATGAACATTTGATTCCGCATAATGTGGATTGGTGTGCCGTCAAGGAGGACTATGATACCACAACCACCAACGGACGCCTGATGATAAACCTCCGGCTCGCCATCGCAGAGCAGGAATGCGACACAGACGGCGACCGGATAAGGGATGTTCAGGAAAACATGATACAGAAAGGATGCTGGCCGTTCGGGCAGGCCCCTCTCGGTTATCGAATCGTAAACAAGCATTTAGAGAAAGATCCTGAACAGGAAGAATGCATCCGGTATTTTTTCGAGCACATGTTGTTAAACGGCTCACTCCGCGCTGCCCTCTTTGCAACAAATGAACGCTACGGAACGACCTACGAATATAAGCGTGCACAGCATCTGTCGCGCGCCAGCGTTTATTATGGTGAGTATGGAACGAATAAGTCATTTTGCCCAGCTTATATCACTCGTGAGGAACACGAGCGTATCCGATACCTTGCAAGCAAGAACATCCGCGTCCGGAAAAGTCCGGACAAAGTAGCACACTTATTTTCCGGACTTCTTATTTGTTCTGATTGCGGGCGCCGATTAAGCGGGCAAACCATCAGGAGGCCGAGCGGTGTGTATGTAACCTATCGTTGTGCACATGCTTACGATAATAACGGATGCCCTAATACCAAATCTTTTTCAGAGCGTATCGTAGAGAATTATTTGCTTCACTACATGGAAAGTGAACTGGAGGAATTTATATTCACTGTAGAAGCAGAAAGTAAAACCATTTCGCTCCCAATTGATAACACAGAGCAAATCAGAGCCAAGCAGGAAAAAGTAAAAGAACTGTTTATAAATGATTTGATAGACCTTTCAGAATACAAAAAACGTATTGATGAGCTAGAATCAAAGATTATTGTAACTGCTCCGAAACCAAGGGCGAATACCGAGAGGCTGAAAAAACTTCTTGAGACTAATGCGCTTTCGTTTTACCAAACATTTACGCGTGATGAAAAGCGCGCATTCTGGCGTGGAATCATAAAAGAACTGCACATCTATCGTGGCACCGTTCAAGGTCCGCCTATTTTTTTATAATTAAGTCGCAGTAACTATCATGGATAGAACTCACTGGTATAGTAACTACTACTAAACTTAATCCCATTCTGAAATAAGAACAACCCCCGGCGTAGGAAAGCACACCTAGCCGGGGGTATCTGTTCATCCGTTTAACAGGTCATACAACTGCATCGCCTGATACTGGCTGTATCCGGCATCTACGAGGGCGGCAATTTTATTTTTCTTCGCGCTGCCGCTTATAGTCCTGTCCGTACCGGGAATTTTATCACCCTTAACATTGTAAGTAAGCGCATTCGCTTTCAAGATATCCGCAATGCCAGCCATCCAATCACCGTCGCCCCATTTCTCGGCGCGTTCAATATTGTTTTGCACTTCTTTGCTGGGTTCAATGCCAAGGGCTTCCTGCTTTGCAAATTCTGTTGCAACCGTATACGCTTTTTCCGTTGCATGCACCGCCTGCTGATCTGTCAAATCCTTATAGCCCGGCACAAGCACCTCAAGGATGTCATACGCTGTCTGGCCACGCTCCTTTGCGTAAGCAGTATATTGTTCTGCCGTCAAGTTATGTTTGATACCGTCTTTAGTGAAATTTTTTTGTGCATATGAGGGCAAAACCGAGCTTTCGCCTGTCCTGTCATAAAGCTGCTGAAGCCAATTATCCACCTGTGTAGGTTTATTTTTGGAGTAATAACCAGGAGAAAGCATATTGTATGCTAAGCGTCCTGCAAAGCTTCCTCCTGTATTCTCTTGTGTACGTCCCCACTGGTCAACATACGGCTGACTGGTTTGAGACAGGAACGGAATTTTGTTTTTGATTTTTTGAAGCGACTTGTCCTGCTGCGCCAACGGAGCACCCGTTTGTGTAAAAGTCGCGCGGCGCGTGTCATCTATCGACCGGGCTATCTGCCCAGCTAAAGTCGGTACCGCTTGTCCTGCGTACCCAACAGCGGCATTAAGCATTATATCCGGAACCGGATTGTCGCTGTATCCTGCGGTTTTAATCGCGCTATTGATGCCTTGAAGCAGTGTCAGGTTCATCATCGGTTCTGTAATGCTTGTCATGGTGTCAAGCACCCGCGCAAGAGAAAATTCACCATCCTCTTGAAAAGCATTCCAGGTTTCCACTCCAACAAATAAAGGCAGCGAGATAGGCGCAAGCCAATCAATTGTATATGAGCTATCCCCTATTTGCAAAGCATAATTTTGAACGCCCTGCATGTCCTTAAACTGCTCCTCTTTTTTGTTATCTTCTCCTCCTCCTGTTAAAAATCCCATAGATGCAAGCGCAGCTCCAAGCGCCACAATTCCAGTGCCTGTAAGCCCGGATGCTAAATCTTCTACGACGTCCGTCGCTGTCATATTTCCTTTTTGAAGTTGATACAGGTCATAGGTTATAGCTTTCGCTATTCCAGCGGGACTGTACTCAATGCCACGCTTTGCAATATTGATTGGCGTAGTTGTAAATGGCATTGTGCCGCCAACAACAAGACGTGTTGCTGCGTTTGTATTTGCTAAATCGCTGATTTTTTTTGCCAATGCGCTTGCATCCCGATATGTTGCTTTTTGCGCCTGATTGATTGCATACGTTCTTGCCTGCTCCAATGTACGTCCGGTCATGTCGGCTTCCGTCAATCCACGTGCTTTCATAAACCCGGCCATACTGTCCACATAAGCATTTTTTGAAAAAACTGTATCTTCCCATTCAAGTGCAGCACTGTTCGCTTTTCGAAGCGTCTCGATAGGCTTCATCGCTTTTGATGTAAATACAGTCTGATTTTGCCGGATAACGCTTTCCGGATTTAGTTTCCCTGTACCCTGTACGACCGTTTTCATGCTTTGGTCAAAATCATTCTTAGCAAAACTCATTCTGGACTTGTCCGCGTCATTAAATGGATTTAGGATAGCCTTTGTTCTCTTTGCGGGTTCCCGAACAAACAATTGTTCCAGCCATGAACCTGTCATATTTTTGATTTGACGGGCAGGCCAGAAAATCGCATTGCCCGCAATATTTCGGATATGCGTTCGGACGTTTCCCAACATTGCAAGATACCGCCAAGAGTTCCATTTTGTGGCCCAATCCGCTGGAAGCTGATCGGCTACATTTTTCATAATTGCCGTAGAAGCGTCCGTAATCTCCGATTCAGTTTTGGCATTCAATAACTGTTCTGCAAGATAATTTGGGATTTCGACAGTTTTCTCACCGCTTTGTATTGCCCTTTTGGTTTTCCAATTTACTCCAATCCCTGTTCTGTTGCCAGCTTTGATATCTCTGTTCAAATTGTCTACAACACGGTTGACATAATACAATTGACCTTCTGGCGTCATTTTTTTCAACAGCCGCAGCGCTTGGACCGTCTGCCCCGCGCGAGTGCCCTCCGCCGCTACCTCCGCTGCAAGCTGCATGGCGAGTTCCGTATCCCCCGCTTTGGCGGCTTCCGCATAAAGCAACTGGCCCAATGTGATGTTTCCTTTTCCGGCAGGAGTTCGCCCTTCTACAACATCACGCCATTGTGCAAGTGCACCAGCCCAACCTTTGTCCGTGATTGTTCGAACCGCAGCATCCAAAGCCGGTTTATCCTTTTTGACATTGTAGGAAAACAACCCATCTTCCACATTTTGTTCGAAAAGTGGAATAAGTTCATCCGGTGTAGCTTTTGCCTCCATGGCAGTTCGAGTGAATTGGCGCACTTTATCTTTGCCGTTTGTACCCTTGGGCACGTCAACTACACGGGCGGGATTTTCGCCCGGTTTAATTGTACCGTAAGTGTTTTGAAGCGCGCTAAAGCTATGCTCGTTGCGTTCCGCCGCGCCTACTGTATTTTGTCCATACAACTCAGATGTGCGTTCCGCCAATGGTTTCGCTGAAACCGTCTCAGAGAGGGAGGTTCCCAATTGTCTCTGCGCACTCTGCGCATCAGCTTTTAATGCTGACAAGCTGGAATTTATCGCTTCCGCTACGCCGGTATAATCAAAAAACAAATCTCCAAATACTTCCTGCGCCTCATGCGGGTCATTTTGCAATCTTCCTGCAAGCTGTGCGGACAATTCGCGATACAGCGTTGTCAAATTTTCAAGAGGCAAATCACCGTCGTACTCTGCGGTGTAAGCATTTAAATAGCTCTTCAGCAAAGGGTTGATTTCCCCATTTTGACCGATAGGGTTTATCCCGCTTTCCTGCATTGCCTCCAGCGCAGGCTCGTAACG